CCACAATACCCATGATCAGATTCTTAAAACGTTTGTTCTGCCAAGATGGCATCGATCCAGATGTCAATGAAAGAGCTATGTTTATCCGCCGAAGGGCGGAGTTAGCAGATGATGAGCATTCTGAGGACTTGATCAGTTCTCAGCTAGGTGAAGGTGAGGCCAAAGGTCCACCAAAGAGCGTGATGTACCACGGCATGCTTCCCAGTAAAATAGAGACCCAGCATAGGAAATCAAGGACTGGTAGACATGCAGTGCGGGACAGGTATGTCACGTATTGTGCCACACTGGCACGCGGAGAGTTCGGACCCATGAATAAGACAGAGGCCAACCGAATGGTCGTGCGTCGCTTTATCAGAGATGAAATGCGTCGTCACAACCACAGGGAGGCACATATTGCTAGGGATTGTGAGCTAGCCGTAGAAATTTTCTTTGTTCCAACTGCAGCGGACGTCGAGCTGCAGCAAATGAGGGCTGCTAGACCATTTAGGGAGGTGGCCCGCAATGCACATTCCAACTATCGAGGCGATTCCAGATGGAGGATCTTACTCAGCGCATTCCCTTGCGGTGGAATAGATCCAAATCTACCTGGCTACCGTCAAGATTGAGGGGGCCTAGAGGCAAAACACGGGGTGTCAACCAAGTCCACTATCGGGTTGGACGAGGTCAAGAGGCTTTACGGCCCTGGCACTCCATCCATGAGTGTTGTACCCTTTAGGAAACGTGCAAAGACCAGAAGAATCTACAACCTGCTCGGTTGTGGGACTGACGTTTCTTTTGGCGTTCATAATAGCGATCTCAATACCACTTGTAGGGGTATCCTGGAACGAGTGTTCTTTGTGCTTAAGGATGGGGTTCACAGAATACCACCAAAGCCAGACAAAGCCTTGTTCAACCAAAGACTTGAGAGGTTCAAGTGCAAGCTGTTAAAGGCTCTTGCGAGAACCACCACGTGTCTCCATGAATTCACATATGATGAGTTTGTGTTGCAGTACCGTGGTCGTCGCAAGACAATTTACCAGAATGCTGTGGACTCACTGTTGGTGTGCAGTGTTAATCGAAAGGATGCGGTGCTGAAGACATTCGTAAAAGCAGAGAAGGTGAACTTTACAAGCAAGCCTGACCCTGCACCACGTGTCATTCAGCCTAGAAACCCTAGATACAACGTGGAAGTTGGACGTTATTTGAAGAAATATGAGCATTTTATTTACAGAGGTGTCGCAAAGGTTTACGGGGATGTCACTATCTCTAAAGGACTCAACTCAGCAGGGACTGCCAAGCTCATCTGGGAGAAGTGGAGCAGCTATCGAAATCCAGTGGCCGTTGGACTAGATGCTTCTCGCTTTGACCAGCATGTTAGTGAGACGGCCCTGAGGTGGGAACATTCAGTATACAACGACCTGTTCCATTCGCCGAAACTTGCCAAGTTATTAAGTTGGCAAATCGTGAATAAGGGAGTGGCATACTGCAGGGACGGTAAGGCGAAGTACAGCATCAATGGGTGCAGGATGAGTGGGGACATGAACACAGCCCTCGGTAACTGTGTTGTGATGTGTGGGCTCGTCCATGCTTTCTTAGAGAGCGTGGGTGTAAAGGGCGCCAAACTGATCAACAATGGTGATGACTGTGTTGTTTTCTGCGAATCTAAGTACTTGAATAGATTCAAGAATTTGGACCAATGGTTTCATGCTATGGGATTCACAATGAAAGTTGAGGAGCCCGTGTATGAAATGGAACACATTGAGTTCTGCCAAGCCAGACCTGTCTATGATGGTGACCACTGGGTAATGATGAGGGACATTAAAACCTGCCTCGCCAAGGACTTAATAACTGTCAAAAATGTGGAGGACGAGAAGTCGTGGAATCGTGCACGTAATTCCATTGGACAATGTGGTGAGTCTCTCACTGGCAATTTGCCAATTATGGGAGAATTCTACCGAATGCTCCAAAGGGGTGCAGGTGACAAGATATTCAATGATGAGCTTTCCACTGGCATGCAGTTCATGGCCAGGGGCATGAATCAAACAGGAAACATCAGTGCTGCAGCGCGGTATTCAGTATGGAGGGCTTTTGGCATCTTGCCTGATGCTCAAGAGGAAATTGAAAGATTTTATCGTGCACAGCAACCCATGTGGCAGCGGCCCATTCCCGTTGAAAAGTATACAACCGAACTTTTCATTGATAAACTAGCGAGTAAATAATCTATACTATGACAAAACAGAAGAATAATAATAAGAAGAAACAGCAAGAGGTTTCGGCTATGGGGAAAGCGCTACGTGCGCTTGGAGCAGCAGGAGGCAGTACACTTGGTGCATCAATAGGAGCACCGGTGTCAGGCGGCGTCGTTGGAAATTCACTTGGTGCAGCCATTAGCAAGTGGTTGGGATTCGGAGACTATACAGTCAGCAAGAACTCAATCGTGCAGAAAGCTGCATCTGGTATACCAATGATGCATAAAGAAGGACAGTCAGTAACTATACGACACCGAGAATACTTGGGCCAGATTTCAGGTTCCACAGGGTTCTCAGTGCAGGAGGAGTTGCCACTGAACCCGGGAATGTCTAGAACGTTTCCGTGGCTTAGCAACATTGCTCACTCTTTCCAGGAGTACAAGTTTAAGGGACTAGTGTTTCATTACATACCCACCAGTGGGACAGCCATTTCATCAACAAATTCCGCATTGGGATCCGTCCTCATGCAGACTTCGTACCGAGCGAATGACGTTCAGCCTGCTAGTAAAGTGGAAATGCTTAATGAGTACTGGGCCAACGAAGTAGTCCCATTTGACACTATGGCACACCCAATTGAATGTGATCCGAAGGAAAACCCCTTTGAGGTCCACTACGTTAGAGGGGGTGACATACCTAGTGGTGACATACTGTTGTATGATATTGGAAAGACATTTGTGGCAGTTGCTGGACAACAGGGAACCAATGTTATTGGTGACTTGTGGGTAACGTATGAGGTTGAACTCAAGAAGCCAGTTGTTTCGTCTAATGTGACGTCACTGCGGGCACGCTTATCAGGGGAATACACTCTAGGTACCTACTCGGCCACTGATTTCTTCAACGGTAACCTGAATTTGCTGGGAACTCTCAGTGCAACTCTCTCAGGCCGCACTATTACCCTTTCCAAGGGAATAATTGGATTCGGGTTCATATCAGTGTCGTTGCTAAGCAACCCCGCAGCGAGGTTTACAGGTAACTGTATATTTGATGGCCCACCGGCCTACACCAATTGTACAGCGTCCTACATCGACTATGTTGGTGGAAACCAATATCTCGGAATTGCAGAGACGGCATGTACTGACACGACTAACCTGACAATGAAAGCAGGATTTGCTATAGCTGACCCATCACTATCAGCCCAAATTTTAATGCCAGCCGCCACTATTGGCGGAGGGACTATACGAGCGGTTTCATTCTATATAACTGTTGTTCGTAGTTAATTGTTGCATGTTGTAGCGTGCATCCTCCATCAGGAAGTGCAAGAAGGAGAATCATTGATAGTATGGCACTGGTTGGTTACCAACTGATGGAACAGGGGCTTATCTCTCCCGAGCCTCTGGGTGCTACATATACTGACCCAAGACACACAAATACCTCTCCTTACGGAGTGCCGAACCAATCAGTAATTGATTGGCAGTCTGATCAGCTGGAAATAAACATCGTGTTCTTGAATTGCGTATTGTGGATTACATTTTGTATATATAGTTGCGTTATTTGTATATGTTTGTATTCGATTCACACCATCTCCTAGATAGCCGGGCATATAATAGGTGAGGCTAGGGGTTCATGGATATTTGT